AGATAATGTTCCCGCATCAATGAGTTGACGGAGTGCTGACGTAGCAGTCCTGGACAAACCCCCCAACATATGAATAAGACCAAAACCATAAAAACCAAGGCCTGGTAAAAATTTATATTGAACGAAGTATGGTATTTTTTTCCGAAGAGAATCATCTTCTCGGTAGTTGCGGTAGATGGAGAGAATGTTTCCTGTTCCCTCATCAATAGTAACCACATAAGGAATCTTTATACCTGTAGGTTCTCCTGTTTGCTCGTCTTGATCTTCGAAACCTTCTATGTCCAAATCGCAATGCACTTCAAACAGTTGATACATTTCATCGTAGTTAACCGAACTTACACCTTCTAACTGATTATATTTTTCTTGTACTTGTGTTTCTTCCATTGTGGGTTCTTGTAATTTTACATCTTTGTATAAACCCATGACTTGTGCTTTTTTAATTTCGTTACGTGTCATCTTCACAATATGTGTAACTCTTTCTGAAGACGCTAAGTCACTTGATAGATACGGCACAATTAAATCTTCACTTGGAACAAATTTTGATACAGGTCTTCCTAGAGCCGCATCATAGTAAATCTTTTTAAAAGCGGAACCTGCCAGAGGTAAGAAAAATAATAGCTGATCCATGTCAGCATCATACTCTTCCATCTCATCTAAGATTAAGTAATTCATGTATTCACGAACACGCTGTGCTTGTGCTTCGGTATCGGCGTTTTGTTCACCAACAACGTTACATTTTACAGGACCCCCTGATGGTAGTAATTCTTTATACGCTTGTGATTGAAAAGCAGTAACACTCTCGGATAGTAATGGATGTGTCACGGAGCTTGCTCCTTGAAACGGCTGTGATCTTTCTTGGTGTTTAAATCCTAGTAAGTCTAATCCATGTGTATACGAATAATACCACTCGTCTCTCGATGCTTTATCATCTTCAATCTGTCCACGTAGTTCTTCTGAAATTTCATTTAAGATATCATCTTCTAATACTTCTGCTAAGTTTGCACCAAAAGGAATCTCCTCTTGTACCATTGCTTCTTCCCCAAAGGTCACTGACCCATCTGGGTTTTCAATCATTTCTTCAGCTACTTCTATTTGTTCTTCAGCAACGGGTGCTGCACTCATCGGATCTGATGGTGCTGGATCGTATCCTGCTGGTCTTTCTACTGCCATTATCTTTTTGCCTTCCCATAGCCACGTTTCGCTAGGCCACCTGATTTCATTCTCATTGGTTTCATTTGAATAGTAGATCCTTCTGCTGAACCTTTAGCAAAGCCACCATCTTTTTTACCCATGGGGTTTGCTTTGTTTTTAGATCGTATTCTTCTTTGTTTCTCCGCTTTTAATAAAGCCTTGTCATTGTCAGAAATTTTTTTTGTTCCGCTGCTAGTACTTAGTTCAGGATTTTCTTGGTCAAATTCCTTTTCAGCAATTCTTGATATACTATCATTTATTTGTTTATCAGTAGTATTTTCTAACCACTCTTTCCATTCCTGTGCTGTCATGTTGCCCATAGTAATCCTTACGCTTGTAATTGTTTCTTCTTCTTTTTCTTCATCATAGCATTAAATCCTGTGGGTTGCACGAATTTATAATACGCTGCTTTAGGATTCATAAAAGAAGGAGGAGCTTTTTCTTTTTTCTTTTTCTTCTTCTTAGGTCCTTGGACCGTGAACCCTGGTTTATAAGTAAAGCTCATTTAATAATACTCCAATAAACTAGATGGCGGTGCATATGGAGGATCCTCATAATCTTCTGGATGCACGGCTAATCCAACTTGACGATATCGCATTAGCGCTTGTGTCATGCTATCTACTAAATCGTCGTTATCACCATAAGGGAAAGCGGCGCATTCTTCAACTAATTCTTGCGCCCAATGATCTTCGGTGCACCATACCTGTCCTGCTTCAAACAGTGTAGATACCGAGTTTACTCTCACATGTTTATCATTACCACGACTTGGCGTGAAGTTAACAACAGGAATACCGAAGCGCCGTAGTTCTTGCGTCAAGGGCGTTCCACTTGCTTTCTGCTCAATGATAATTGTTTCTGGTTCCCAGTAGTGGTACTGTTCGAGCGCTTTTGTTTTTAACTGCGGGAAGTCCCACCGTCCTTTCTCCACGTCTAGCAAAATTATATTCGGTGTAATCTCTTCATGAAGGAATACCCCCCACGTTGTAATAGCCGAGAAGTCTGCGGTTTCTTTTTTACTGAAGGCCGTGTCATATGATTGAATCACATGTTGTAATTTAGGGAGCTTGGGCTTATCCCAAACCTTCCAGTACTCTCGCTTGATAATGGAACCTTCTTCCGATGTTGGATTCTGCTGCCACTGTGCATTCCATTTAGCCACGGACAACGATGCTTTAACCGACTCCAACTCTTCTAACTTCCAATACTGTGGCCAGACAGGTTTCTCTGTTGGCAAGATAGCAGGAAACTCAATCACGTCCCACTGATCTGCTTTAATATCGGATTGTGCTTTCATTAACTCCCCCGTTAAATCTTTTGTTGACCAACGTGTCATGACAATAACGATCTTGCCTCCCGGCTGAAGACGCTGTCTTGGTCCAGAGGTGTACCATTCATACGCTGACTCCATCGCCGTTTCACTTAAGGCGTCTTGCTCGGAATGTGGATCATCAATAATTAATAAATCGGCACCCCTACCTGTGATGGCTCCACCAACTCCTGCAGCGAAATACTCTCCCCCCTTGTTTGTTTCCCATCTTCCTGCAGCTTTAGAATCTTGCGATAATTTTATTTCATCAAAAATATCTTGGAAAGAAGGTTCCTCCATTAAGTTACGAACCTTACGACCGAAACGATAGGAGAGTTCGGCGGTGTGAGTGGTTTGTATAATCTTGAGTTTTGGATCACGGCCCATCATCCATGCGGGAAATAGGAATGATGCAAATTCTGATTTTGTATGTCTGGGTGGCATGTTTACAATTAGTCGTTTTATCTTCCCCTCCGCCAAGGCTTGAAACTTTTCTGCGATTTGTATGTGGTGGGGTCCCTCTACAAAGTCTGGCCAGACTTGTTTGACAAATTTTAAAAAATTTTCTTTGGCAAGATTTTTAAGATCAAATGTTTTTTTTCTGAGTAGTAACTTTTTTTGTAAGGTGTCTAATTCACTCGGACTTAAATTATCAAAATTAGTTAGCCTCTTAAAGGTATTAAGGTCAGCCATCCGATGTTTATACCACAAAGTCTGTATGAGTAAAATAGTATATATATACTAGAACTATATAGTCCTACGGTCTTTTTAGGGGTTCCCCCCTTTTTGATTTTTGCTAATGGCAAATTCAGGCGCATGAGACCCCTAACGATAAGAACGAATGGACGAAAAAAAACTGCAAATATGCAGAAAAAAAAATCATTTAGCTATTGATTTAATCCCATTAATTCTTATATTAATATAAACATTAAAACAAAAGGGTTTGAATATGTTTATAAAAAAACTGGTTAAGCAAAGTATAGGAGCGAGTTTGTTTTCTGCGACTTGGATTAAAGCAGATGGTAAACCTAGAACTATACTTGGCAAATTGCCTACTAATGAAAAGTTTTTCAATGGTGGGGAATTAAAAGGTAATAGAGATCATCTATTGGAAACAATAGATATTAATCTATTAAAAAAGAATAAGAACAATCCAAAAAAAGTTTGGCGTTCTGTTAATCTAGAGACTTTAACAAGTCTTAAAATTGGGGGTGTTGAATGGATGTAATATTTAAATACGAAGACAATATTGAAATTATTTGGAATGGTTTTGGAACTTTCAATGTTTTCAATGATGGTAAAAATGTAGATTGTTTTACAGATTTTACTGTAAGAAATTCTAGTCAAGCAGAATTTGTAGCAGATGAGTGGTTATATGAAAAGCTTGAAGAAGAAAAGTTGAGGTATGCAGATGCGTATTAAACTAGAAAAAAACAAGCCCCCTTTTAAGGGGGCTATTCAAATTTATTCAGAAGGTGCAACAGTACAGAATAGATTTGGTGGTGATAGTGTTAAACTTAATGCCCTGGAATTATCAATTTATGATACTATTCTAGGTTGTGAGGTTGGACATAAAAGTGATGAGATGATGCGAGGGATTGAATGGTTTATGAAATTTAATCCTAAAGCATACATGATACTATTAGATTAATCTAATTGGTGCAGCTTTTGAGCTGCACCTTTACCTGGAGAATAAAGATGATTAAATTATATAATGGAATTTATTATACTGAAGAACAGCTACAAGAACGAGCTGATAAAATGAAGGCACAAGCTACAAGGTCTGATGACATATGGCTTAAAAGAATATGGCTAGATAAGGCTAGTGATTTAATGCGAGAGGTCGCAAGGAGCAAGGGGGCATAAGCCCCCTTTTTATTTTATGATCGTAATTTTTCTAATAGTTTACTGACAGCCTTCTCACTCTTACCACCTACATTCCATTCGTAAATGTCATTGAGTTCTGAACCTTCATCACCTAAATAGTTTTTACCATTCTTCCAATTATAAAGAGTGGCAATAGTACCATCAGCAAATTCAAAAGCCCATTCAACATCGGTTTTATAATTGTCACTCATACCTTCATGAGGTGCACCGAATGCATTTAGTAATTGTTCGTAACTAGCTTTAATATAACCTTGTAAGCTAGTGCCATATATATCTTCAGTTTTTTCCATTTTAACTCCCTTGTTAAATTAATAGTTGACTATAAGAATTATCCCATGTAGTGTCAACATATAATTAAACATAAGGAGTGATTATGCCTAATT